GTCCCCCTTGAGGGGACCCACCGGTACTTAGTTGCCGCTTGAAGGGATGCCTTTAAGTTTCTGTAGCTCTTCCTTTTGCAGTGCACCAGGAATCTACATAACTTAATACTATACCATAAGGATATTTCATGGATGGATACTTCACTGAGACTCGAAAAGCTGTAGTACCTAATTGTACTTTTGCCTATTTTGGCAATCGTATATATTACGGACCCATCAACTATTCGTACTCAGGACCAATCAATAGAGTTAGAGATTACTTTATTGATTTTTTGAAGGATCCTGTGGAGACTGTCTATTCATATAGAACAGGCAGTCGGGCGAACGCTTCAATGACTAACGATGATATCCTCGCATCAGCGATGGAATCTAAGAAAGTCACAAGCGTGTCTGATACTGGTCATGAATTTGACAGTATCAAACAGAGTATCGTTATTGATAACAAAGAGAATGAGAAATCATACTCTTTCGGCAAACACACGCCGGACGTTATCGATCTCGATTATGTAGGTCCGCTTTTTGTCGGGCCTGCAATTGGAATGAAACTTGATTATCCGTCTGTACCTGATGTCTCTTTGACATACGGTACTAAGGCTATTAATCAGACCATTCCTACTTCGCCTAATGCTGGCCTTTCTGCATTCTTAGGTGAACTTAAAGATGGGGTCCCTGACCTCATCGGGCGTGCCATTCTTAGTCGTGGTGCTCATGGTTCCAAGAAATTGGGCCAAGAGTTCCTCAACTATCAGTTTGGCATCGCTCCGTTCATCTCTGATTTTAGAAAGTTCATAAATTCTGTACTTAACGCATCGAAAATGATACGTCAGTACCAGAATGAATCTGGAACTATCCAGAACCGGCATTTCTATTTTCCAACGATTCGATCGACGGAAAGGAACATCATCTCAAGTGGCGGTGGGTCTTACCAGACCCTCGCCGATGCTGTTCCCTTCTCTGACGTCCTCGTTGGAAGTGGTCCACCGCAATCTATCTCTCTCATCTCCAAGAAAACAGATCGAATCTGGTTCAAGGGGAGCTACATGTTTAATCTTGCCGTTAGTAGTGATACTATCGGTAAGCTTAAGCAAGCTGAGCAGCTTGCGAACAAGTTGCTTGGCACTAGGCTTACGCCTAGTGTGCTTTGGCAGATTGCGCCATGGAGTTGGCTGGCCGATTGGGTATTTAACATTGGCGATATTATCGACAATGCTACTGCCCTTAAATCGGACGGTCTTGTTTTGAGGTACGGTTATCTTATGTGCGAAAGCACATATGTTAACACGTACACGGTTGAGAACTCTGTTTATGGAGGACTTCAGCCGCGCGAGCTTTCTACTAGTCTAGTGACAACTAGAAAACAGAGAAAGCGCGCCACACCTTATGGTTTTGGCGTATCTCCTGATTCGTTTACGGGTCAGCAGTGGGCCATTTTGGGTGCTCTTGGATTAACCAAGAGTCCCAACAAACTCTTCTAGATTTCTAGAGAGTCCAACTGAATAATAATTCAATAAGACCCTGAAAGAGCAATGCCATGGCATTTTCCGATCCTCAGTCCCTTACGATCTCCGGTTCTGCTGTTTCGCTTCCGCGAACCAGCTCCGGCGTCAATACTGGAGCTTTCTCCAGTCCTGATGGCACGGTTGATCTCTCGGTTTCGCATTCCTATGGAAAGCGAACTCGTCGGACCATCCGCGTGGATCACAGTAAGGTTGCACCTGATCCGTTTAACACGGGTCTCAACCAGGAGTACTCGATGTCGACTTATGTCGTCGTCGATGTTCCCAAGGTTGGCTACTCCATCACGGAGCAGCAGGCTGTCATTGCGGCACTTACTAAGTACCTCACTGACACCACTGGTGCGCGCGCCGTCCAGCTTCTGGGCGGCGAGAACTGATGGACGTCCTTGTGGGCGTCCTTTGCGGGATCTCTGGCGTAATTTTTGTCGGAGGTGCAATTATCTTGGGGAAATTCCCCATGGTGATCACTTCTGGCAAGAATCGTCACTGATTTTCCGCTTCAGGAGAACATGGCTATGGAAGATTAACCTCTGTTAGGAGGGTTTCTTGAAAAGCCTTATGTTGTTCCTTCAGCAGGTCCTCATTGATTTGGGGACCTGGTGCGGCACTAGTACCCATATGGATTATAAAACTATCCATATGCGTGTCGAAGGTGAAGGGTTTTCGTTTTTAACGATTACCTTACCTAGCTTCGGAAAGGACTTCCAAAAAAGTCTTGACCGCGGCTATGTAGATCACGACCTGTTTCTTGGTTTCAAGTTTACAGGCAGTCTCCCCCGTTTATTCGGAGGTTTCTTTGATCTCATTTTCGACCGTGATTCGGGTCGGTTACTCGATTCTCCCAACAAGGATGCAATCTTTGCAATTCGTCAGATTTCTCTGATGTTTTCAAAGATCCTTGAAGACTGCACAGACGTGCGTGTCAACAAGGCCTTGTTGGGTTATATTGAGTGTGAAGCATCCGTGAGAGAGTACGATTCTATTCGAACGCCCGAGCAATACTCGGACTTTCGTAGAATTAGCACTCTTGCTTTTGGTGATATGTTTTCCAGAGTAGACCGTCAGGTCTATGATGGGGACATAACTCCTAAGCATGGTCCTGGTTCCACAGCCGAGAGAATTCTTGGAAACAAGAAATATCTTCAGAGCGAGTGGGTATCCAGGTTGGAAGAGTATTTCCCAGCTGGGGAATATCTATTTCCAAACTGGCGTCATTACGACGCCGACCTTTTCACGTATGTTGAACCCGGAGCTGAGAGACCTGTAAGGGTCATCACAGTTCCTAAAACGCTTAAAACGCCTCGTATTATTGCTATCGAGCCTGTTGCCATGCAATATGTGCAGCAGGGTATCCTCGAAGCATTCGAGAAGGCTATTGATGAGCATGACATCTCATCGAACCTTATCAGTTGGAAGTCTCAGCTGCCTAATCAGCAGCTGGCTTACAAAGGGTCGCTAGACGGAAGTCTGGCAACTCTAGACCTCTCTGAGGCCTCTGACCGTGTTTCAAATCAGCTCGTACGAGAAATGTTCAAGAACTTTCCCCACCTTGCAAGTGGGGTTGACTCTTGTCGTTCCCGGAAGGCTGATGTTCGTGGCCATGGCGTTCAACGCCTGGCCAAGTTCGCGTCTATGGGTTCAGCTCTCTGTTTCCCTGTCGAGTCAATGGTCTTTATGACCATTGTTTTACTCGGTGTGGAGCGAGAGCTTAACCGTCCGATTACGAAAAGGGATATAAAATCCCTTTTCGGTCAGGTACGCACCTACGGAGACGATATTATCGTCCCTGTTAGGTTTGTGCGTAGCGTTATCAACGAGCTTGAAGCTTTTGGGCTAAAAGTCAATGTTGACAAGTCTTACTGGACTGGAAAGTTCAGGGAGTCTTGCGGCAAGGATTTCTATGACGGTTACGATGTAAGTGTCGTAAAAGTACGTAGAAGAATACCTACCGAACGCAGGCACGTATCGGAGATTGTTTCTACTGTATCCCTTCGTAATCTTCTTTTTAAAAGAGGGTTCGATCGGGCAGTAGCTCATCTCGACGGAATTCTGGGGAAAATCATCCCCTTTCCTGTCGTTGAAGAGACTTCTCCGATTTTGGGCAAATTGGCGCATTATGGATTTACTCCAGAACGCACCCACCCTACACTACACTACCCTCTTGTCAAGGGTATGGTAGTTAAGGCTGAGATTCCGGATGACCATCTGGATGATCAGTTTGCTCTTCTCAAGTTCTTTTTGAAAAGAGGGGAATCTCCCGTCTTTGACGAAAGGCATCTTGAACGTGCTGGACGTCCTCGTTCCGTTCGCATCATGACGAGGTGGGCCCGCCCCTATTAAGGGGCGAGTGGTGTTTACCAAACACCAACCAGAGATTAGAGT